TAAGCCCTTGAAACAAGCCGCAAGGACAACCATTTGTCCCTACTTATTGAATATACAACCTGTCGCACTAAATACTTTATCCAGAGTACTGTAGAAAGAGAGCCACCACCCTACTATTTAGAGACAAAATACTGTTATATATAATAAACAGACCCCACCAAGGGGGTAAACTTTGCTTGCCGTATATACGTATACCCTTTCAGATTTTTGCACCAAAACCAAGAGACCCCCTAAGGCACACACTAATAAAAGCCTTAGAGGGTCATTTGGGGTTGTAGCTTAATCACTAACTAACAATACTACTATGAATACTCATCATCATCAAATTCATCATCCCAAGCTATGTCAACATCATTCTCATCGTTTGTTGGAATTAATCCATCAGCAATAATCTTATGGGCTGTGTTAAGGAGACCTATCGCAGCAAAGCTATTGTTATACTCTATTTCACACTCATGGGGTTCACCGGCAACCACTATGATGTAGTTCTCAAAATGCTCTCCAAGTATGCCTTGGGCTTGTTCTAAAGGGGTAATCTCGTCATCCATATATTTAAAGTCTCTCAATAGTAATAGTCATAATAAAAACCTATTACCATAATCAAATTATGAGATTCACTTATTGACACTTTAAGTGTACCTTAGGTCTTCCCTTACCCCTTCTATTCCCTCTCTCTTGTAAGTTATTGATATTACTACTGTTATGAATAGCACTTTATATCCACTTATTAACACTTAGTGTACCCTTATTTCTCTTATAGAATGTGTTCTCAAAATCTAGGAGTTGTTCTTTAATAAGGTCGTGTTTTCTTTCTTGAATCTTGTTATCTGAATCTTGAGCCATTTGTTTTACCCAGTAGCCTACAGCCATGGATAGAGCATCAAGTCTATCATCGTGAGTTATAGCACCTCTATCTCTTGTTATACGAGACATCTGGTAGAACAGTTGGTATTTTAGTTGAGACTCTGGTTTGTATCCACTGCAACTATCGTAGTCCTTTTTGATTACCTTAGGGTCAACCACGAGTTTATGATTAGCTAGAACAGGTTCTAGGGTTTCAATTATGCGTAGTTCTTTTTGTTTAGAATGTCGGACTTCTTCGATAGTGCAGGGATAAATTTTATTAAGTATTGGTCTAAGTAGTTCCACGAACATACCATCACCAAAGTTAGACTCTACGATGATAGCGTTTACATTGTGTTCTTTAGCGATAACTGTAAGGTTCTTTAGGGTAGTCTCATCGTACCCACCGCTAAGTCCACCTGCTTCTGGGACAAAGAGTGTACCATTGAGCATCTTAACGACTGCATATCCAGTCTCGTCCTTACCACGCCCTGAGGGGTCAACGCTTAGTACGCTGCCGGTAAACTCGATGTGGTCACCTACAGTGGTCATTGGGCGGTAGTATCTGTCCCCTGAGAGTCCTACGTTAGGGATTGAGCCATCATACTCAAGGTCAGGGGAGGCAGCCCACACGAGCTTCTCAGGAGCAACTTCATTATCTATGGGTGTGACTATGAGGTCACTAAGTTTTAGGGGGTATCTATCGACATCGCTTAGGCGAGCATCGAGCATAAATTGCATGGAGAAGCCGGCAGAGCCATAGCTTATTTGTCGTTCTCTGAGGTCTACGTTAGAGAATCTTGTGGGTTCTGTAGAGTCTCCTTCTTTCTCAGAATCCACACAGAGGGGGCTGACGTTGCCGTTATAAGCCGTTTCGTTCTTGGTTGGGGTAATGTGTTGCGCAGTCCACACTCGGCTCTTGTAGCCCCTCTCAGCTAGTCTATAATAGATTGTGTCTTCACACTGGGGTGTGCCTAGAACGAGTACCCTAGAGTCATCGTCTGGTTTGAGGATAGCGTCGAACTCTTTTACTTGTTCTTGTAGCTTGTCCCTCATGGTTTGGGTAGCACTGTTGTTGGGTACTTCTACGTCATCTGCTACAATGATGTCAGCACGACTACCTGTTAGTTGAGAGGTAACTCCCAACGACTTGACTGAGGGTGCGTGGGAGGCAGGGGCGAGTCCAACATCGAAGGAGATTTTAGAAAACCTCTGATTAGGTTTAGGTCGTAGGTGTTCGAGAATATCAAGTTCATGGATAATCCTAAGCGTAAATGTAGAGAAATCGTCTGCTCGTGTTTTTGAAGCTGAGACAACAAGGATATTTTTTCGAGGGTCGAGGAGGAGTTGATGTACGACGAAAGCAGAGCATATCCATGATTTTCCAACTCCTCGGAAACCTTGGATAATAGCTCGCTTGTCTCCTGATTGCATAAAGGAAGCAATCTCATATTGTATAGGGGTTGGGTCTGGAAGGTTTAATTCTTTCCAAACGATGTAAAGGAAGTTACGAAAATCCTTTAACTGCTCAGGGACTTTCATTATTCGTTATAGGCTTTTACAACTTTGTCGACACCCTCATCGTTGAATGGCAAGACTTTTACTAGGTCATTCATAGGGTTGTCATTTGTTAAGGTAGCAGAGATGTTATTATCTTTGAGCATCTGACGAGCAGCGTTAAGGTCACTTGGGGTAGCATTGCCACTCTCGATACGTTGTATAAACTCATCAATAAGAATATCTTGTAGGTTATGTAGTTTTGTTGCTTTGTCACTCATTATCTTTAAGCTCCTTGATTATTTTGATTACTAGGTAGGCGAATGAAGCTAGACCAACGAAGATAGCTACAATTACATTTATGTCAGCCAACGTCAGAGTACCGAGGATACCGGCAAATCCGACAAGCGAGGGGAAGTGTTGTGATTCCATTTTATGCGATTTGAAAGATACCTAAAGATGAAGCACTATTAGAAACAGATAGATTTCCTACTCCTGCGTTTGCGTAAACTTGCATTTTAATTGTGTCTGAAGGAGTTAGATAAGCAATTACAAAAGTATTTGCAGATGCGGATGAAAAATTAGTATTAGACCCTCCTTGAGCATGAGTTTCTGAAAGAAAATGTTCTGTTCCTGCTATTGCGCTTCCTCCTTTAGTAAGTCTTACACCAAGATAGGACATATCGTTAGCATCGCTACACTCTACTGATACAGCACCTTGAATACAATAATACCCTGTTACAGGCGGTGTAAAAGTATTATTTGCAAATGCGTTTGCTGTATCTAAAGAGTCGTTAGCTAAGACAACATCTGTCCATGTAGTAGCCGATAAAGCTTGTGAAGAGTTATTGCTTGCGAAAAGATTAGCTTTGGAAATTTCGCCCTCGAGCATCCGAGTGTTGTTCTTTGTAATTGCCATTCATTGTGGGGGTTGAGATTTATTATTAGCGGTTACGCGTAAAGTTAGTTATAAATTCTTTAATTTCTTCATCGGACTTATCTTTTAAAGAGGCTATTAAATCTAATTGAGCTTCAGCTATTTTAAGATTTGTTTGAAGTTTCGTTACCTGCATAAGCAAGTCACCATATATAGTTTTGATAGTTTCTTCCATAATTATGTCATTAAAAATGTATGTTTAGTTGCTCCTCCCTTTTTAAGGAGAATGGAATCAGATGTAGTATCGTATTCTAAGGTTATTGTTGCTGTAGCATCTAAAGCTATTGTCTGATTAGCCGCTATTCTTATAGCATTATTGACTATTGTTGATGTTGAAGTATCAAAACCTACTGTATGCGTTCCACTTAAAAGAACTCCGTAGGTATTAGTTCCTGATGCTTGAACGGCTGCATAAGATTCACTAGCTGCAAGAATATCCGCAGAGGTACAACCAAGGGTTTTCACTCCAAACTTATAAGTACCATTACTAGTACTAGAATCCTGAGGTGCTATTCTTAGCCCAAAAGAGGTTTGACAGGTTTCACCGCTTGCTACTCCCTTACCGCAAACAATATCAACGCCTACTCGGTTATCTGAAGGGGCTAGACCATTAGCAAATACATCTACTTCGATACCCACAGTCCCAGATTTACCTGTTCCGTCTGTATTAGTTTTATCTCTAGCTTCAAATACACCTGCCCATACAGCTCCTACACCACCGATGCGGTTACCTTGTCCATACATGGCTACATTTTCACCTGCGTTTGCTGAATTATTAAGCACAGAAACTATCCCCCACACGAAATCATTTACACCTGTAGATACGTCAGCAGTTACTATTAAATTTGAAGAAACATTTCCAGATGTACCTCCATTATAGTTAAAAGTTTTAGACAACTGAACTTCCGAATATTCACTAGCTCCTGCGGCTGTTTTAGTTATTAACCTTCTATTATTGAAAGCTTGCTCTACATGACCTGTTAAAGAAATAGGATTAGTTCCTGAGGCATCTAGGGCTTCATCACAAATCCAAAAATAATTACCTTCATTGGTGATTGTACTTTTATTATAATTGCCAGACGGAACATAAATAGGTTTACCAACACCTGCTTTATTTGCTGCTGCTTGAAATGCGGCAGTATCATCTGTAGTACCATCGCCTACAGCACCGAAGTCCTTAACATTTACAACATCAGCAAACCTATCGGAGAGACTGCGAGGTTGTGTAGAGCCTGTTGCAACTACACTTTCAGTGTTACCTGTAGCTACTGAGAGCCAAGCGTTGCCATTATATTTCCAACTGAGACCACTCTCAGTGTGGATAGCGTTGAGTGAGGGAGAGGTGGGGAAGTTTATTGCCATGATATTTTACTTTTCATTGTTAAGATTTTTTATAGTTTTTAAGATTGGATTAAACCTAAGCCTTTCCACGCTCCTCCTGATGTGAATATCCAACGTGAATAAGAACCGGCAGTAGGGTTAGAATTATAAATTACATCTCCTTTACTAGCCGTCATTGTTGGAGTGACTGTATCATCACCGCGAAGATTATTATAAGCACGGAAACCTCCAGAAGAGTCGTTTTTAACAAATTCCTGACTAGTAGCTATAGTACCATTATTATCCATAACTCTAACGCCAACACCTGTAAAACTAGATGATAGTAAAACTGGATTATACGTGCCTACTTTAAAGTAATTACGAGCTATAAGATATTCATTACCGGCAGCGTCACCTAAACGTATGCCATAGCTGTCAGTTATAATGTGGTTATCATCAATAACGTAATTAGAGCCAGAATCAATGAAGATTGCGTAGGTTGTGGTAATTGCCCCCACTGTACTGCAAGAAATTTCATTCTTAGATATTAAGACATCACCGGTATAGGTGTCATCAATTCTAATTCCGTAGTTAGTAGATGTTATTTGATTATTTAAAATATCAGCATACCGACCAACACCTAGGAATATACCATAGGCACTTTCACTCGAAGGGGTAGCACTAGATGCAGTTATTTGATTATTATTTATATAGACGTTATCTCCTTCGTTGAAGTCTATACCTCGTACAGTTGCTTTAATGACGTTATCTTTGATAGTTAAGTCTGACACTCCTGCGTTTTGAAGTTGAATACCGTACCAAGCATTTATTAAGTTTCCGCTTATTACTGAACCTCCGCCTAAATCTCTAGCTCCTATTCCAACTCTAGCGTTTATAAGATTGTTTGATGACACATATCCCTTTGTAATACCTTCAAGCTTAATAGCTGGGTCAGTAGATGAACCATCTGTGTTTATATACTCTAAGTGATTGTTAAAGATATTTATACCTCTATAAACGTCAGTAGAGTCGAAACTGTTTTGACAATTTATACATACCTGAAGCTGACTAATCATTTTAATTATATTATCAGATATAATTAAGTCCTGATATTCACTGTCAGTTCCAGATAAATTAGACTGAATTCCCTTTTTGACTTCAATACCGGTCAGGTCATTGTTTTCAATTACATTATTTGAAATAATTATATTACGTCCTGAGCCTAAGTTAATATCAATTCCATCTCTTGAGTTACCTATTAATGTACAGTCTAATATTTTTATATCATCAACATAAGTATCTGGGTCAGTGCTTATTTTAATTCCATCTCCTCCTCCAGCAGAAACGTCCGCTGTTCGGTTATTTCTTGAAGTAACTTTAGTATATACTTGTCTTTTCCCTGCACGAGAGGCACACGCCCATCCGTTATTGGTGTTTTCAAAGAGACAGTTTTCTACTCTTACGTCTTCGCTATTCTCTAATTTAAGTTGATTACGTCCTTTATCAAAATGAAGGTTTTTAAAGTTGAGACGAGCGTGTCCTACATTTTCTGTTTTTTCTAACGCCCTAACAGCATAGTAAGGAGTCCCTTGAGGTAGGGAAGCATTGCTAGGGTTAGGTGACGCAACGAGATTGAAGCCTATATGTTCAATGCTGACATCATCCGACTCTATTGAAACCATTGTGTTTGAAGAGGTCTGACCTGAGTCGTTAGGTACTAATATAGTTCCATTACTTAGATTACTGGACTCTCCTACAAGTCTCAAAGGGGAGGATACTATAATCTTAGATATAGAATATGTACCGCTAGGAATGAAAACTAGACTAGAACCGCTACTAATAGCAGCTTGAATAGCAGCAGTATCATCTGTAGTACCGTCTCCGACCGCACCAAAGTCCTTCACGTTAGCTACTAAACTGCCAGTATTACTAGCTACAGACGATGATATAGACACCCACTGAGGGCTACCATCACCATCATCATAGTAAGCAAACATTGTCATAATACTGCTATCAAACCATAGCTCTCCTGCTTTTGGGATTGCCGGTGGAGTAGGAGATATATTTATTCCTGCTCTTAGGTCAGTGTCTTCAACAAGAGTACCTGTAGCTGCTGCGGCTGTAGTTACAACAATACTAGCACCTGTTGGAGGTGCAGAGGTAAATGTAATCTGAGCAGGAGCGATAGATATTGTGTAGGCATCTACCGGTGACTGAAGGACACCATCAACAATTACTAAGTAACCTTGAGGTATTGTAGTCTGTGGAGTAAATGATAAATTAAAAGTAACAGTAGAGTTATCCCCTGTGTGAGTGCTAGAATGAAAAGCAGACAGGCTAGTGTTAGCTAATAGTGCTGCCTCATTAAAATTAGTATACTGATTTTTATTTGCATCTTCGGATACTTCTTGTGCCACAAACAATCCTTGATTATATGCTGTATCTAGTTCA